GGATTAGCGAGATAATGTCAGAGATAAAAGTAAATGCCATAAAAAAACGTAACGGTAGTTCGATCACCATTGGTGAAAACGGCGACACCGTAACGGTAACAGCAGGAGCAACTTTATCTGGATCTGGCGCATCTCTTACAGCCTTAAATGGTGGTAATGTTGCATCTGGAACTGTAGCAAATGCTCGTCTAGTAGGTAGTGGTTCAATAACAATAAATGGATCAGCAGTAGCTCTTGGTGGCTCTGTTACCATTGGAGAAACTAAACCGACAGTCACTGGTGTTACACCAAGCACAATTACAAACAGTGCAACTAACGTTGTTATAGCTGGAACAAATTTTGTATCTATACCTCAAGTTGAAGCCATCGCTTCTACAGGAGCAGTAACAGCAGCAAACACTATTACGTTTACAAGTGCTACATCTATCACAGCTAATTTTACTTTGCCTGTAGATGGTGCGTATTTTATTCGTGTAGAGAATAACGATGGTAATGCTGCAAGATCAGGCTCTGCAATATTAACAGTGTCAGACGCACCAACATGGACTACAGGAGCTGGCTCTCTTGGTACAATAGCAGGTAATTTTTCAGGAACTGTTGCCACAGTGGCAGCTACTGGTGATGGAACATTAGCCTTTTCAGAAACAACAAATGTATTAACTAATGCTTCACAAGCAAATTGTTCGCTTAACTCAACAACAGGTGTTATAACGACAACTGATTTTGGTGGATCGTCAACATCTGCTACGACGTATAACTTTACGCTTCGTGTCACTGATGCACAAGCTCAGACAGCAGATCGTGCTTTTTCACTAACATCGAGCTTCGAATTAGATAGCTCAGGAAGGTTTGACGAATAATGGCACAGACTTATTTAACAAAAACATTTGGCTCTAGTGGAAACTTAGACGTATGGACTGTTTCTTTTTGGGTAAAAAAAGCAATGATAATAACAGGAAATGATCAATATGTAATGCATGCACAGACTAATGCTGACAATCAAACAGGTATTGCTTTAAGAGGAAGTGGAGATAATTATGTATTACAGTGTTTTAATGCAGTAAGTGCAAGTGCTAATAATGGTTTTAATGTGTACACTTCTATGTATTTTAGAGATCCGTCTGCTTGGTATCATATTGTAGTGGCATGTAATACAGCTGAATCTTCTGGAACTAATGGATTAAAAATTTATGTAAATGGTACTTTACAAACTACTACAGTTGGAGCATGGAATCAAAACGTAGATACTCAATTTAGTAAAAATCAACAGCACGTTGTAGGAGCTAAAACAGGTAATAGTTTAGGATTTAATGGTTATTTAGCTCAATTTATTTTTGCTAATGGAACACAATATGCAGCTAGCACATTTGGTTCAACAAATGCTGATGGTGTTTGGATACCTAATACTCAACCTTCTGTTACATACGGCAGTAACGGTTTTAAATTAGATTTTTTAGGATCAGGAGCATCAGCTGATTCAAGTGGATTTGGTGCAGATGCTTCTGGTAATAATAATCATTTTGCAAGTAATAATTTAGGAACTAATCCTAATAC